CTCGTAGTCACTCCCTGAGGAGTACATCCATTGTGGTGAACCTATTGCCATATTATGCGAAAGCCAATTGTGGAGTTCCTAGTAAAATTCTTCCTGAAGCAACTACGACATAAGGAACAATGTCAGTTGCCGAAGCTGTAGAGGTTAGTGTAAGTCCAGCACCTCCAGCAGTTTCGTAGTCTGTACCTAGTGATACTGTACGAGAGCCTGTGCCATCTTGGATAAATGTAATAAAGCCAGACTGTCCTACTTGCTCAGTAGATGGATTAGCTAGAGTTACATTACCTGTAAGTGTTAGTACAAAGTTTTGATTAGCAGCAAAGTCTAGTGTGACTGAGCCTGTGTTTGTTGCGTCTGTGTCTGTTGTAGCTACTGCTGTTCCTGTTATTGTAACTCCGTTTGCAGTTGTTTCAAGTTTTTTTGTATTATCGTAGTACAATTCTACTTCTCCATTTTGAGAAGCAACTACCATATTTTCATTAGCACCGGCATTAAGAAGTTTAACCTCATTACTAGCTATATATATAGAACCAGTTCCTACATCCGCTATATAAGAATCACTTCCATCGTGATAAATTTCTAAATCAGGAGCTGTACCCCAAGTACTTTTAACATTATCACCGTGAGCAGTAGTGCCTGTCATAGTGCCACCAGTTTTAGGCAGAGCAGCATTAGCAGTTGTATTGGCTGTTACACCTGTGGCAATATCGGTGTTAATTGAGTTGGCTAGTTTATCTGCTGTTACTTGGTCATCACCAATGTGAGCAGTATCAATAGAGCCATCTACAATATGTTCTGAGTCAATAGAGTCATCAGCAATCTTAGCACCTGTAACTGCATCAGCAGCAATAGTTAGTGCAGTTGCACCTGTTACATCTCCTGTGTGAGTAGCGTTAGTTACTTTGGCTGTATTGGCTGCAATCTCAGTATTAATAGAGTTAGCTAACTTGTCTGCTGTAACCGCATCGTCAGCAATCATTCCTGTTTCTACTGCACCTGAGGCAATGGTTAGTTCTGTTGCTCCTGTGACATCGCCAGTATGTGTAGCATTTGTTACTTTAGCGGTGTTAGCAGCAATAGCTGTGTTAATTGCATTAGCTAGTTTAGCCTCAGTAACCGCATCATCTGCAATCTTAGCTGTTGAGATAGAGCCATCGGCAACTGTAACACCTGCTAGTAAGTTTGTGGCTGTTACTTTTTTAGAAGTACCAGAGTCATTAATTAATAGTTCCTCACTACCTGCTAATGAGGTTTTTGCTGCTAAGGCTGATACTTTAGTTGTTGCCATATTTACTCCGTAATAATATAGTTAGGTGATGCTGCTTGTGAGGATTCAATAACAAGATAATAACCACCTTGTTCAATTTCTATTTCTAAAGCAGAAGATTCATTAACATCGAACTCTCTTTCCCATTGCCTCCTATTCAGGTACATCCCTATAGATTTTTTCTTTTTCCAATTTCTTTGCGTAGCCATTAGAGTCTAAACCTAAGTTTTCTTCTACCAATCTTTTGTCTTTCTGCTAAAGCTCTTAGCTCATCTTTAATTTCTTCAACAAGAGGTGAATACTTTGTAGAAACTGAGTCTTCTTTTTTCTTAGAAATCTTACTGCTAGGCGTACCCGCATAAGAACCACCTTTCCTTCCAGAACGAGAATCGCTTGGAGTTGTTGTAGTTTTGTGATTAACTTCATATACTGTTGCCTCTATTTTTCCTTTTTCGTTATTTGATTTAAGACTACTACTACCATAAGTAGGTGCTTTACCTTCTGATTTAACACTTTCTAGTTCTTCATCTTCTTCCATCATGCTATCTAGCATATCCATAAGAGAATCTAATTCTGTTTCAGGCTCTGGTTCATCTGCAAACTTTAAAGCATTCATAGCCATGTACTCTTCTCTTGAAGGACAGTCTTCATCATTTTCATCATGTACTTGGTCATAACTTTCATCTAACATCCTTGCCCAGATTTCTCTAATCTTGGCTTTAAATCTTTCGATTTCTAATGTGTTAGATGTGTTTTCAAATATGTCCATTAAACTTATCCTTACTCTTTCGTTTGCGTTCTCTCATGCTAAATCTAGTCATTTCATACCCGTAACTAGGTCTAACATCATTAATTGAATAAATCCTGTTAGCTGGTTTACTGCATTTAGGGCATTCAATTCCCATTTTCATTTCATCATAAGAGCGTAGCTCTTCACTTATATGTCCTTGCTCACATTTAAAATCATAAAAGGGCATGTTTTCTCATCTCCTGATGTGCTAGTCTATGACAATTAGAACAAAGCAATACACATATATCTAATTCTTTTTGAATAGTTTCCCACTTTCTTCTACTTAATATATTCCACTCAAAGTTTTTAGTAGAAGGTACTATGTGATGTATATCATAAATATCTCTATGAAACACACCTTCACATTTCCAACAACAACCACCTAAATACTCAATGGCTTTTTCTTTCTTAGCGTTTCTTAATTTAGTGGATGACATAATTAGTTTGTAATAACCCCCTCATAAGAAGGGGTTACGCCTAACTAACTACTATGAACCCGGTACAACAAACGCAACACCAGCATCATTACGAAGTTCTGCAACTCCATAAATAGTATCTGAAGTGAACAAGTCACCAAGGTACTCTTGCTTATATTGTGTCTGTGAACGCACGCCCACTTGCTCAGCTAGAACTAAAGCATCTTTGTGCATTAATACACCTGCTCTGTCAGTACCAGCAGGAGTTGGGCAGTTAGATGAGATAAAGATATCTACACCATAAATCTGTCCAATCTTACCAGTCTTGATAGCATCACCAGAACCAATAAACTGTTGCTCTGTAAATCTGTTGATTCCAAGCATGTCATTAGCACAGATTGGTGGAACTACCATTACACGATTGTCCATCGGTACATCTGCATCATCAAGAGTTAGAAGCATTCTACGAATACCAGCATCAGTAATGTCAGAGGCATTAGATGAACCACCAGTATAAGCAGTAGAACCGTCACCACCGATAACAGCATTTTCATATGCTGAAGCACCAGTACCGCCTACTGTACCACCTTGTAAACCTTCTGCTAATGCAAAAAGGTCAGTATCAACTTGCTTAGCGAGTGCGTAGCCAGCATCATCGGTGTAGAACTTTCTCATTGAAGCTAGTGCTTGAACTTCTGCAATATCTTCAATTAACTTTGAATACTCGTAATGTTTATCAATGCTGACTGTTACTTTCGTATTAGTAGCTGCTGATAGTGTTACTTGTGTGTTTGCTGCTTTAGCACTTGCACTTCCTCTTGCCGGCACAGGAATATAAATCGTGTCTCCTTTTTTGCCTTTATGAGAAAGTTTAGTGACTAGGTTAGCAACCACTAGATTTGACTTGTACGCACCTATAACTTCATCGGACCACAGTTCGGGGATGAAGTTATTGGCGACACTAGTCGTGACTTGGTTAGTACCTAACGCCATTTTCTTCTCCTATTATAAGTAAATTATTTAACCCTACCTTCTGCGTAAGCTGACTGAATTTCATCAGCCAAAGTTGCGTATCTAGTCGGGTCAGTTACCTGTAGATTGATTAAATCAGCTCTACGGTAAATCTTTTTGCCACCTACAGAATCTCCTGAAGAGCGTGTTTCTGAGCTAGTCTTTTGTAATGCTTTTTGTCTTTTAACTTTTTCTTTTTCTTTAACTTCAGCAGTTTTACTTGCCATGTTAATCTGCTTCCATGTTGTAAACAACTCATCAGCAGCATCAAAGTCATAAGAATCAGCAGTACGGAATAACTCTTGTCGTATCTTGCTTGCTCCAATCCAGTCCTGAAAATCTTTACTCTCTACTATTTCCATAAAATCAGGATGAGAAGCTTCTAACTGTGCTTGATTCAACGCTTGATTTTGTTTAGCTCTAGTTTCTTTAGCTTTAATTACATCGGGATGGTTTTCTATAGCTGAGTTAACTGCGCTAGCAGGGTCTTCATAGAATCTATCCTCGAAGGGAACTGGTTCTTCTTTCGGTGCGGTAGCTTCAGCTGCTTGTTGTTGAGAAGACATTAAAGTTTCAATTAGTTTCCGTTGATGTCCAACTTCCATTCCTTGTTTACCTAATATTCTTTCTGCATTTTGGTGCATCTCAATAACTTCTTCAAGTGATTTACCAGCATACTTTTCAGGAATTGTAGACTCTGGTTGTGTTTCAAGCTCTGTATCTTCTTGGACTAAATCCGCTTGTACCTCTTCTACTTCTTGATTTTCTGTTATTGGTTCTTCAGTTAAAGCTGCTTCTTCTACTACTATACTCATATTGTGTTCTCCGCCCATCTGGGTTATGAAGTTATATTAAGGTAGATTCCTTATGAAGAGGATTGTTCTACCGCTAGTTTTGTTGCATCTTCTAGACTTTGCAATTGTCGTAGGACTTGCAACTGACCCTTAGCATGCCAAAGGTCTTTTTCACTTTCAAGAGTGCGTATATCAACTACATTCTCTTCAGTAATTTTCATGTCAGCCATTAAATCTTTCCACCCTTCGGTTTCAAATAAAGCTAACCTATCTTTTAAAAACTGTTCGTCAGGTTTCATTGTACTCGTGTATTAATCGCTGCCTTAGAACCTGCTTCCCTAGCTTTAGCTAGATTTAATATTGTTTCTGATTTAAGATGTTCCATTTCTGGAATGTTTCTTTCTGTTTCAGACTGTTGATTTCTTATATCAGCTTGTAGCTTATCTAAATCTAAAGCATCTTTTTGCAGTTTAATAATCTTTTCTTCTAAGTCTATTTCATTAGGCATAGACATAGCTGCTTGTGCTTGATGTAGCATAGCTTTACCTTTTTCTTCTTCAGCTTCAGCTAATGTTTTTTGAATATTAGCTTGTAACTGTTGTATTTGTAACTCATTACCTATGTTTTCTAAGTCTTGGTCTGCTTCATCAGGCTGATTACCTTGCATTAACGACTGTACAATCTGGTCACGGTTATGAATACTAGAGTTTTGGAATAAAGCTAATAAAATTACATCAAAAGCTGGAGAGTCAGCAGGTATAGATTGTAACATCTGAACCATTTGCGACATCTCTAATTCTTTAGCCATTATACCCATAGTTGAATATGGTATAAACTTGTAATCATTAACTGGGTATCTATCTACATCAAACTGTATCTTCCTCCACATTGCTTTTTGTATTAAAGGCACAAGGAATGTGTTTTGAAAATTCATTAAAGTACGCTTTTGTCTTTTAATAGCAGCACTTTGTTGCATTGACATACCACTAGCTGTAGCTCTATCTCCTGATACAGCATCTGAAGTACCTGTACCCATTTGAATCATAGCCTGTAAGCTATTTACTTGGTCAAATGTACTTGGGTCTGTTGTTCCCATGTCTAATGGCATAATAGCATCTCTAGGATTACCATTAGTTAGTACTGTTTTACCAGGGCGTACTTCAAACTTAACACCTCTAGGTAGGCGTGTAGCGTCAGCAGCCATCATAGGTGTAGTAGTTAATGCTAGTGAATCAATTCTAGCTCTCATCTCAGCATCTAATGCTTTCTGTGCGTTGTATGCTTTTTCTGAAACTCCTCTTCCCCAGAATTTATTAGGAACTACATCATGTTGGTAGGATATAAAAGGTCTATCCTCCATAATAAATAAGTTTTGCTCTACCCTAAGTATATGCTCATCATTACATATAGTTACTACTGCTTCTACTAACTCGTCTTTTTTTGAATACTCAAAATCATCTTTATCTTTACTAGGTTTAAGAAATCTTTTAGGTACTTTACCCCAGTATTCTGTAATTTTAACTGAGTCAGACTCATCAGCTTGTTTCATTTCAGGGTCATAACCAAAAGATACAGTATCGTAACTGCCATCAAGAGGTACATCTCTGTATATGCCTGATAGAATACCTTCAACTACATGATAACGAGGTTTAATTACCTCATGTGCTACACCTAAAGCTTCATTAATAGTGTTAGCTGATGGGTCCATAAGAAACTCTTTAGGAGATATAGGTTCTACCCTAACATCTATAGAGGGATACTCTACTAACTGACGAGTAGTAGTGGTTGTACCTTCTACAGGTACTTCAGCAGGTGTTCTTTCTATAGATTGTTCAACAACTATCTTTCCAATACCAGTACCATATATAGCACTATTAAGGAATACCTCACAGATAGCATCTTTACAACCTGTTTTTTCTAAATCTTCTTGTAATAAGTTTCTTACATACTCCGCATCTTGTGGATTCTGGTCTAACATATCATCTTGTATGTCAAACCATTTTCCCCTGCCAAAAGTTGCCTCCTCTAATTCAGCTACAGAAGACTCAACTGCTTGTTGTAGTGCTGGAGCTATAATTCTAGACTTTTCAGAGCTGCGTGTTCTGTCTTCTTGTAGCCAAATACCACGCCATAGGCGATAATACTCATCCCACTTCTGTACATAGTTAGTATCTCTGTGAGTGCGCCATGATTCTAAACGATGATTAAGCCATCCAGCTAAAGCTTGGTACTTAGTTTCTTTATTTTCAAACATTTATAGAAATATCTCCATTAACGCAGGTAATTCTGTGGAGTATAGCACATTTTAGGTAGTTGTGTAGAGGTTTCTAGCAAATTATCTAATATCCTGCTATTTCATCGTAAGGTTCCCAGTCATCATCCATATCTATAGAGTATGCGAAGTCTGCTATAGACACTTGGTCTATATAGGCTAGACTATCCAGCAAATCGTCATGACTTAGGTGATTAGGAAAGTCTAACATCTGTGACATAAAGACTTTCCAATCTCTATCCTCGTTAAAACTTATCTGTCCATGTTCTAATCTACCCTGTAAAGACCAAGTAATGCGCTCAGTCTTTTTCTTACCGCCATGTCGCAGCTCATCTATATGTACAAACCTATTCTCTGTACGCATTTCATCTTCTAGGTAAGGCATAATAGCATTCTTTAAAGAACCTGTTTCTATACCTACAGTAGTAGCTTCATTTATATCCGCAGCCTTTAGGATTTTCTTAGCAGTTTCTTTAATACCCCATCTTCCATGTAGGATATCTTTAACCCACCATTTATCTCTATCTATTTTTACAATAGCTATAGAAGTTTCGTCTAATTTAGAACCTTTTAACCCTCTTTCTTTTTCTACAGCTTCAAATCCAGCAGGGTCTACAGCTATTACATAGTTTCCTTCTTCAGGTTCTTTAGATGTATGGAACCATTCCTCTTTAAATATACCACCAGAGAAAGTTTCAAAGCTTGCTTCAAATTCTTGCCTAAATGCCATAGAAGACATTGAGCGTTTTGCTGCTTCAATCTCATCTGCTGCTATATAAGGATTATCTGTAGAGTTAAAAGAGAAAGCTTCCCAATCTTCTTCCTTTTGTGCCTCTGTATATAGGTCATAGAAATGGTTTTTACCAGCAGGTGTACCAATAAAAAGAGCTTCTCCTCGTACATCTGCTAAAGTAGGTCTTAAAATCTGCTCCCATACAATAGGTTTCATACTAGCGTACTCATCTAATACAACATACGCCAAACCAACACCTCGAAGTGTATCAGGTCGGTCACTTCCTTTAAGATATATCTTTCTATCGTTAATTAATGTAAGCCTAGCTGTATTCTCGTAGGCATCTTTTATGACATCAGCACCTAATTCTTTCAACATACCCCACATAATATCCTTAGCTTGCTGAAAAGTAGGACCCACATAAAACACATCTTTACTTTCTGACTGTAAAGCTTTAATTAAAAGAATCCAAGCAGCTAATCTAGACTTACCAAACCTTCTACCAGCAGCTACTATCTTAAATCTTTTCTTAGAATTGAATATCTTTAGTTGCGCAGGGTGTAACTCTACATTAATTTCTGCCATCTATTCTCTCTGAACGCTTTGCGTATTTTTTAAACAGGGTTTCTTTTATTAAGTATAAAGATTTCTTTTTAAAATCACCTTCTACAGGAGGAAATTCTCTAGCTTCTAGATTATTATCTTTTATACATTCTTTAATTTTATCTGGAGTTATCCAATATAAGTTATCTTTAGTAATATATGCCCACCAATCAGCTTTAGTTGTTTCAATACCTGAAGGCGCATCTCCATATTTACTTTCTATAACTACATTACCAGTCTTATGAGTAGCTCTATCACTCTTAACTTCTATACCTACATCTTTCTCAGGTATAAACAAATCCCATTCTTTATAGTAGCCTTTTACTTTGTATGCTTTAGGGTATTTATAGTGTAGCTTTTCTAATACAAACAGCTCACCTTGCTCACCAAAGTTTAAATCAGTCTGAAAGCTCATCTACAACCTCAGCTACTACAGTATCCTCAGACTTGCTTCTAATCTGCTTTGGCTTAGTTTTCTTGGCTTGCTCCTCAATTTGTTCTGTAGTGCCTACATTTATTACAACACCACCATCATGCTTCCTATGGTTTATCTCTACAGCTTTAGTAGTAGGTACAATTCTGTCCATACACATCTTAAGGCAATGTACATCACCTTTTAAAGCTCTATCTATGATTACTTGGACTATCTCAGGTCCACGCTCGGTAAGCAGCTCTCTGGACAAGATAGTATACTTATTCATACTACCTTTAGGTCTGCCTTTGGGATTTAAAGGAGCCATTCCTTTATACAAAGCAGGATTACCTTTATTGTTTCTTCTTTTGTCGTGTTCAGTCATAACTTAATACATTAAGGAAAAACTGAAGTATAGCATACTTAGGTTACACGCATGTTAGTATTTAAGTAAAAGAATCTGAATAACTACCTGCTGCTTGTACTAGGCGTGCGTATGTAACTTAAGTAGCAAACTTGTAAGAGTTTAGCATACTTTTCCTGCTTTGTAAATAGTAATTACTTCTATTTTCTATAGTATTAATAAGTAAGTCTTATGATGCCGAAATTGACTTTCGTCTGCTAGTGATTGTTTATTTATTAGACTGACATTACTGTTAGGCTCCCCCGGTAGGTGTTTAGAGAACTGTAGTAAACTGATGTTGTATCTAAGTTTAACTGTTATCCTCTGAAGTTGATGTAAAAGAGAGTGTGATAGTGACTATAACTAGTGTATACAATAAATAATTCATAACAAGCCTCTCTCTATAGATATCGGGAAAAACTACTACTCTCTGAACTATCCAGCTTATACAAAAACGAATTAATGTAAACCCTATACAAGTTATTCTAGCTAACTTCCTATTACGAATCTAACTACTTTTGATAGCACGACAGAAGTAGTCATCTTCTAATATTAAGTTGCTAGAATAAGGGTTGACATTAATGTCTTGAGCATAGCTCATTTGTATCGCTGAATCGGCGTTCAGCGAGCCAGTAGGTTAGCTGGACTTCTTTAATAATAATGGAGTAAATAATGAAAGATGAAATCTTAAATAAATATATAAATAATGATAGGAAAAGTAGAACAGTTACATTTAGATGTACAAGTCATTTGTACAATAGACTTGAGTATGTCATGAAATTTCTAAATCATGACTTAGAAGAAAGAGGACATAAGAATGTTAATATGTCTTCTGTATTTCAAGCTTTGCTTTTAGATGAAGTAGAAAAACTAGAACATAAATATAGGAGCGCATAATGAAATATAACGATATAACACTTAAAGCAATTAATATCTCTATAGCTAGAGAGATGAAAACAATTGATAGATTACGCAGGGTTATTACAAAGCCTGCTCGCAGGCAGGAGTTAGATAGTCTGTATAACAAATGTCTAGAAACTTTTATAACAATAAACCAAGGAGCAAGATAATGAAAAAGGAACTAACTAAAATCTTAACTGATAAATACTTCACTAAAGATAATGTCGTGACTGATAGAGAGGGCATGAAGAATGAGGAATACTCATCTCTCGGTGCTGTTGTTAAAACTCTATGCTGGTCTGTTCAAAATAGATGTAAATCTCAAGCAGAATATATCTCTAAACAAGTAAGTGAGTTAAGAGATATGAGTGAATCTGCTTATACAGGTAGCGATGTTCAAGAAGATAGAATACAACGCAAGGTTGATTTCATTGAGAACTTACAAGTATCTCAAAATGAAATGGAGTCTTTAAGAACTGTACTCTATGATATACATAAAGAACAATTCTCTGTTGAATATACAGTACCTGTAAGAAAGTCAGCAACAGCAGATATTAATTCATCATCTGCAATGTTACAAGCTAAGGCTCTGTTAGAAAACATGAGCGTTACTAAGTAACTCAATCAAGGCAGGCAGATTAAATTCTGTCTGTCTTTTTTTTATGTTCGTAGATAAACTCTCTTTTACATTACAATGCTTTCGCAACTTGCGATAGAAGAGATTCGTCTGGGATTTTAACAATAGTCCTGAGTATGACTATGCGTACACCCTCAACAAGAGCTGTGTTCTCAATAAAAACTACGACAGGAATGTCCTGAGTATGACAAATGCAACAGCATAGTAAAAACTACTCACTTACTTAGAGGAGATTATTATGTCAGTATTAACAATACCACCTAACGAAGTACATCGTAATGAGTGGGGAGAATTAGTTTGCAGAGTATATGATGAAGACAATGTGTTCTTATATACAGAGCAGATAGATGAAGACATGTATAAATTAAATGGTGCTATTGTACCTGTTGACTGGGAGAAGCAGCTAGCTGATGATGTCAAGGAGCTGCGCTTATGAAATATAACATAGAACATTACAAGAATCCTAAGTACAAAGAAAGATTCAATGGATTTGTCTGGGGTTTTGTTATAGGTTATATACCTTACTTGTGGCACATGTATATATAGTATATCCAACTACCATCCATGAGTTTACATAATCTATGATGAGGATAGCAGGGGAAGTTTGTAGTTAATGAACCTGCCAGTACATGTAACTGCCTTGGGAAATGGAACAAGACTACGAGGCGCTACAAGCATGTCACCTGAGTATGTGAATGTATAAAGAAACTGCTCACTTATTTTAATAGAGGAGATTAGTATGGCATATATAGATGTAGATAAAGACATCAGGTATTACACAGACAGGCTTGAAGAAAAGCTAGATGATAAACAAGATGAAATTAATACCTTAACAGATGACATTGAAGGCTTGCGTGTAACTATACAAGAGCTAGTAGTAGTTACTAACAAACACGATGTAAAGCTATTATCTTTATCCGATAAGATAGATAGTGCTGTTGTGTGTATCAAGACTTTAAATGAAATGGTAGAGATGATATCTAAACGAGTGGGGTTAAGAGATGAGTCTGAGTAAACAAGTAGTAGCGCAGATTGTAGAGCTATATGATACTGTGTTTGATGAAGGATACGACTGTGAGTATTGTGATTACAAGAAGTTAATACACGAACCTCATGGCGAAGTAACTAGGCATTGCTCTGTAGAAGATACTATAGATGAATGCCCGGTAATAGAGAATGTCATCTTAGAAAGTAGAGTGGGTGGCACTAAGAAACTATTGTTCAATGATAATATAGGAGATAGATATGTTAGAAACTAACGCAAGTGTACCGAATATATACAGCTCTCAACTAGAGCCAGTACCTGATAGATATGATGCAGCCAATACATTAACAGATGTACAAGGCAGAGCATTAACAACAGAAGACTTTATCAAAGTACATACAGAACCATTGTATGTTAAGACTGTAGAAGAAACTTATATGGACCGATACCCAAATGGTGTACCTTTTAGAGAAGAGTACGAGCAGCAGATACATACACATAAAGCTGTAGTAGATGATGAAGGTAATATACTTTCTATTGTAGGTAAAGGATACAATGTCATACAGAACGCAGACATAATCCCTGACTACGAGCGTGCGATATACCTGAGTGGATTAAATACGACTGGGATGACAAGAGATATACAACAGTCACACGGAGGTGCGCGAACTGTAGTTACCTATACTTTTCCTGCTCATAGAATAGAAGTTAGAAAAGATGACCCAATGGACTTAAAGATTTCTGTTCTTAATAGTTACGATGGCAGTTGGAAGTTTATGTCACTAGTAGGTGCGCTTAGACTTGCTTGTTTAAATGGACAAGTGATAGGTAATTTCTTTTCTAGTTTCTATGGTAAGCATACCAAGAGTCTAGAACCAGAGGTTGCAGTCAACAAACTTAGGATGAGCTTAGGTACTTACACAGAGAACGCAGAGTACTGGAAGCAGTATCCTAATATACCAGTCAATGAGTTGCAGGTTAATAATGTGTTCATTAACTTAGCTGGCGAGAGCAAGGTGCTAGGTGAATACCTACATAACATCTATGCTAAGTACCAAGATGACATGGGTGCTAACTTGTGGGCGTTGTACAATACATTGACTGACTGGAGTAGTCACGCTGAGTTTAGAAACAAAGCTAATCAAGCAGCTACTGTCATTACTAGAGAGCAGAAGGTAAGGAAAGTATTACCAATGCTAGAAAACATAAGGTTAGCAGCATGAAAACATACACAGTCAGAATAAAAGTAGATAAAACCTACGACTTTGAAGATGAAATAGAAGCTGCTGATGAAGTAGACGCTGAAGAAATAGCTAAGAGTAGACTATGGCGAGGCGACTACCAAAGAGAAGAGCGAGCTTGTGCTGAAATCACAGATGAAATCTTTGAAGCTGAAGAAGTAGAAGAGATTGTACAATGTGAGATATGCCATGCTAGATATAGCAATCAGAAAGATGAAGATGCTAATGGCTTCAGACTAGTAGAAGCTTTTGAAAAATCAGAGCAAGTTATTTACACACCATAGGAGATTAGTATGAGTTACATGGGAGCATATGTATTGTGGTTAGAAGAGAATGGTTACGCACCTACAATGGACAGAGTAGAGCAATACCATAAAGAGAATCCTAACATGATTCCTAAGCCTAGAGAACCACAAGGAAACATTACTCAACTACCTTCTTTCTTTACATTAGGTAAGGAGGAAGATGGCTAATTACAAAGGCAATAATAAAGTTAAGTACTATACTCTTGATGATGGTAGAATAGTAACGATAAAGCAGCTAGAAGATTTGACTGGTATAGGTAAAAAGACTCTATGGATACGACTTAAAAAGACTAGAGATTACAACAAACTATCTAGACCTAGTCAAAAGAGTGGCAATTATAAACCGCGCCCTCCAATAAGAACTGCTTTTGAAGATACTTATAAAGACTTATCACCTGAGCTATTTAAACTTTTGTTTGGTAAGTGGTAGTTTTGTATATAAATACTATGTTAAAATAGGAGTGTTAAATGGCAAAAGAAAAGATACATGATGTAATAGTCAACATGGATATTATGTTAGGTGTGCCTAGTAAAAGTGCAGAAGAAGCTTATGATAAAGTAGAAGCTTTTTCAACAGAGAAGTTATTGACTATTGCTTTAGAACAATTACCTTTCAATGAAATGGAAGGAGCAGGCATTAACTTTATAGATGGACATGTTGAAGGTAAGCTGCACTAATGACGAATTATGGAATGGTAAGCATTGAGGATGAGTCTGAGTATTTAAGTGACAAGCCTAAGTATTACAAGCAAGGCTGGCTTGACTGTAAACACGATAGACCCATACGAAAGTTTACCTTACATAATAAAGAAGAAGCTGCTAACAAAGAGATATACCTGATTGGTTACGCTGATTGTGTAGCCAATCTAGAATGGCAGTTTAATTTTCAATAAAACATAGGAGTATATATGTTAGTACAAGGAACCACTATCTTTAATACATCGCTTACTCAGTTCGATACCTATCAAGGGCAGTCAACTGATAAGTATTCTTTGCAGATAACTCTGGATAAATTCAATACGGATTTACTAGATAAAGCAGGAGTCAAGGTTAAAGAGTACGAGGGAGAGCCAATCAGAAAGTTCACTAGTCGTTATGACATACCTGTTTTTACAGGGAGGAACGAGCGTTGGCATGATGAAATACCTAGTGGCTCTACAGTTAGAGTAGAGTTCACAACTAAGGAGCATCCAACAGCAGGCATGGTTCCATATGCCAAGCGTGTGTTGCTATTAGAAATGGGTCAAGGATACGAAGGACAGAAAGAAGCTGACGACCAGTTCTTTGATTCAAGTCCAGTATAATTAGGAGAAGAGGTAGCTAGCTCACATGCCTAGCCTCCCTCCTCCTCAAAGTATGTGGGATTGGTTGCCCTAAGTAACCACTTACAATTATCAGAGGAGGATAATATGGAAGACCATAGAGAAGCTTGTCCGAAATGCAGAGAAGCAGGTGGTGATACCAAAGGTGATAACCTAATAGTATACCAAGATGGAGCAGCTCATTGCTTTGCCTGCGGACACCATGTATTTCCAGACAACAACAAGAGTACATCCAGCTACAGACCAAGGTTCAAGAAGAACACAGAAGCAGCAAGCGAAGGTGTACACGCAGCAATATCTGACAGGAAGATATCCAAAGACATAGCTACCAAGTACAAAGTCAAGGTAGAGTACGGAGCTAACGGTCAGATAATCAAACACCACTACCCCTTTACAGATAAGTCATGTAGGATTACAGCATGGAAGACTCGTGATGTAGCTACTAAAGGCTTTCATATATCAGGCAGCTTCAAAGATGTAGGCTTGTTTGGTGAATGTCTATGGGATGCAGGAGGTAAGTACCTAACTATTACAGAAGGTGAGATAGATTGTATGTCACTAGCCGAGGTGTTCAATGGCAAGTGGGCGACAGTCAGTCTACGCAATGGTGCGCAAAGTGTAGTCAAGTCACTCAAAGATTCATTCGAGTTTGTTGATTCGTTTGAGAAGATAGTACTAGCCTTTGATAATGACGAGGCAGGTAAAGAAGCTATCGATAAAGCACTAGAGATATTCAGTCCTGACAAGGTAAAGATAATGTCTTACCCAGATGGTTACAAAGATGTCAGCGACATGCTACAAGCAGGATTAGTCAGAGAACTAGAGAACTGTTGGTGGCGAGCCAAAACCTACATGCCTAGTGATATAGTAGGTGCTACAGAAATACGAGATAGTTGGATAAGCAGACCTGCTGTACAATCAGTACCGTATCCATGGGTATGTCTTAATCAAAAGACTAAAGGCTTTAGACTAGGCGAGCTAGTTACCTTGACATCAGGTACAGGTATGGGTAAGTCATCTGTTATCAGAGAGTTAGAACATCACCTACTCACTACTACCAAAGACAAGGTAGGTATCATACACCTAGAAGAAACTACCGAGCGTACTATTGATGGCTTAGTAGGCATTGAATTGTCTACACCTTATCACCTAGATGAAGTCAGACAGAACTTTCCAGAGCATGAAGCTAACGCAGCATTCGACAAGCTATTCAAACGAGATGATGGTGAAGAAGCATTGTCATTGTATGAAGGCAAAGAGCTATCAGTAGAAAAGATAGTCAGTCGTATCAGGCTTATGGCTAAAGCACAGAACATCAAGTGGATAATCCTGGACCATCTAAACCTAGTCATGTCAGGTGATACCAAGATAGATGAGCGTAGAAGTATAGACCAGCTAATGACACAGCTCCGTGAGGTAGTTGTAGAAACCAACATAGGTTTGTTTGTTATCTCTCATCTAAGTAGACAGCAAGGTGTTACCCATGAAGAAGGTGGTGAGATATCACTTACACACTTGCGTGGTAGTCAGGGTATCGCACAGTTATCTAATATAGTTATAGCACTAGAGCGTAACCAACAACACGAGGATGACTGGATGCGTAATGTAACTAAGCTGCGCATACTTAAGAATAGATACACAGGTGAAACAGGAGAAACTGGACACCTACATTATGACAACGAAACAGGTAGGATAACTGAAGTAGTTGTAGACTTAGAGGAGTTACTATCATGAGAAGAAGAAATGTAAGAGGAAAGAAAGCATTAACAGGTCAAGGTAGAATATCAATTATAAAAGATGAATACATATCTACTAGAATAATGCGTAGAAAAGCAGAGAGAGCTGCCAAGAAAAAGAAATGAAAGTAGCATTTGATATAGAAACCGATGGACTTAATCCTAGTAGAATACATTGTATTGCTGCTCATGTAATTGGGCAGAATGTGTCTGAGTTCTGGACACCTGATAGAGTTAAGTATTTCCCTGCTTGGTTAGTCGAGATAAATGCTGAGGTATTAGTAGGACACAACATCATAGGCTTTGACCTGCCTGTTCTAGGTAAACTCCTAGGCTTTGAATGGTGGGGTGAAGTAGAAGATACCTTAGTGATGAGTCGTCTGGACAATCCAAGTAGGGAAGGAGGGCATTCTCTGGCTTCTTGGGGTACAAGATTGAACTTCCCTAAGGGTGATTATGATGATTGGTCTGCGTATACAGAAGAGATGGGTGAGTATTGTAAGCAGGATGTGAAGGTGCTTGTTAAATTACATAGGTACATGACAAGCAAGAAGATGTCTAGTAAGGCACTAGAGATGGAACATAAGATAGCACAAATAACTCACAAGCAAACACAAAACGGTTGGAAGTTTGACTTACGCAAGGCTACTCATCTACTAGCTGCTATTAAAGAAGAGATGTTCATAGCTGAAGATGAAGTACGCAAGGTATTTAAACCACTACCTGTATGGACTCCTCTTAAATACCTAAATCAAACACACAAGAAAGATGGAGGTAAGACTAGCAACTATATAAACCAGCTAGCTAAAGGAGCAGAATGGCATGAGATAGATGGAGAACTACAATGGGGATACTATGCCTTTCCTGAATTTAACTTAGGCAGCAGACAACAGATAGCTAGATACCTACAGCACTTTGGTTGGACACCTAAAGAGTTTACAGAACTAGGCACAGCTATCGTATCAGAAACTATACTAGAAGCTATAGAAATACCTGAAGGTAAACTCATAGCTAAGTACTTAATGTTACAGAAGCGACTAGGATTAGTCAGCGCATGGATAGATGCAGTAGATGAAACAGGTAGAATACATGGCAAGGTAAATACCTGCGGTGCTGTGACAGGTAGGATGACACACTCAAGTCCTAACCTAGCACAAGTACCTGCTAGTCACTCACCTTATGGTGAAGACTGTAGAGAATTGTTTACAGTAGAAGATGGTT